GCCCAGTGTGTAGGCCAGTCACCCTTCCATGCAGTCTTAACCTCTACCTCGTTGAAGTAGGTGAACCCGTTCTTCTGGGATACAACGTCAACGTTATAGTTCTCCTCGTTAGATACAATGGTGTGACCTTTACCTTCAAGGTATGACACAAGTGCCTCCCGTGCTGGTGCATCATATGCCTCATATAGTCCACGACTAAAAGCTCTACGTACAGGTTTCAATATTCCTTACCTCCGATAAACTCCACTAAAGATTCCAAGTCACGGTATCCACCTACAAGGCTACCATCAGTAGAAAAGATCTGAGGTACAGTCTTGATGTTAGCTTCCTTCATAAGGGTAAGTACCCACTTACTTGAAGTTTCTTCGATGTTGTACGTGGTGAAGATAATGCCCTTTGCTTTAAGTAAAACCTTAGCCTTGTCACAGTACTTGCAGTCGTTACGGGTAATCAACGTGTACATGTTATCTCCTCATGTTAAAAATAGTGAGAAGTTTTAACACATACTCAGGTGTTTTAGGTTTAGACTAGATCAACAATCTCACAGCTGTCACCTGAACATGCAAGTGTCTGACTACCTGAGGTGTTGTCTTCACTCTCATACTCTGAAAGTTTAGCCCAGTCAATCTTCTTTGGCATAAAAGATTTTAAAGTTTCATACTCACTACGTCCACAGTCTTGGTATGGTGCCTGCTGGTACGTATGTTCGTTGAATGGTAGGAAGGATACCCCTGACATCTCATCGAAGTGTTTGTATACGAAGGCTCCAACCTCTAACCATTCCTCTGACTTAACGTTGATGGTGACAGATGGTTTATGTTCACACCAGTTACGTTGATACATAAGCCACATCTCTAACTGTTCAATAGCTGTCATGTCCTTGGTACACACAGCCCCAGTAGGTGCCTTCTGAGGAAAGCTGAACACTGTAGTCTGATCTGGCTTGAACGCATCAGGTTCATTAGGGATGCCTTGGTCCTTCATGAACTGGGTGAGAGGGTCTTTGTTGTCACCTCTGACGGTACGGATATAGTAGGGTGAGTGTCGTGCATGAATCCCTGATGCTGAGTCAACCAACTGTGAAACGGTACCACTAGGCTTAACACAACTAATAGCAGTGGCCACAGGGATACCCAGAGTCTTAGCCCATTTCTTGTTAGTAGCCACGGCAACATCTTTAAGGTGTTCAAGGGTCTTGTCTAGTCCTTTGTTCTTGAGGGTCATCAAGGGGTTGTCCATGATACCAGTTAGTGACACGCCAAGTAGTCGTTCCTCTTCTGTGTTGTCAGCCCACTGCTTACGTAAGTATGGGAACTTAGTGTAGCTGGACTGGATCGTACCTAGGATAGTAGCCAGACGAACCTTCTCAGAGAGTGTCTCCAGTGTGTCAGTAGCCCGTACCACACACTCGGTTAGGTTACAGAACTGGCTTGGTCGTAGTATGATCTCACTGCAAGGGTTAGTCCCGAACGCATAGTTAGGGTCACGTCTACCATTCTTAGCTGCCTGTTTCTTTGAAGCCTCACGGTTAAAGACACCACGTTCACCTGAGCCTGACTCAGCTAATGACAACCATTCCTTCATGAAGGATACACTGTCAGGTTTCTCCGTGTAGGCAACTGAGTTGTTAGCTAAGGCTCGTTGTGGATTGTTGTCCCACCATGAACCTGACTTAGCTGATCGCATACGTTCATCAGATAGATTGCTCAATGAAATCATAGCACTACGACGAACACCTCCTACTACTACAACCTCTCCGATCTTACACATGATGTCATGACACTCAATGGATGACAACTTACGACCTGATGCTTTCTTGAATGTGTCAATGGTAAAGTTAAACAAGTCAATCAAAGGTGCAGGTCCTGATGCCCGTCCACCGAATGTCTTAAGAGGAGCACCAGCTGGTCGTACCTTAGATACATCCCATGTTGGTACCTCACCACTGTATAGAAGAGCAATCAGTTGACGTAGGGCCTTAGCCCAGCCTTCCTTACTGTCCTTGACAACGATGTTAGTCTCACTCTCGAACAACTCCTCTGGTACCTCAGGTAGCTTAGAGATTGACTGACGTTCAACACTGAAGCCAACACCTGTACCACATAGTAGGATAAACATAGCCTCATCAAAGGACTTAATGTCATCCACAGCTAGGTAGCTACAGTTGTACATACATGTGTTGTCACGTTCAGCAGCAGCACCAGCTGTCATCAGTGAACGCATGGAGGGCATAACCTCAAGACCAAGGATAGCCTGCTCTAACTCTTTCTTAGTCTTAGGGTCTATCAGGTCTCTCATCACATGAGTGGAGAAACGTGTGACTGTATCATCCCATGACTCACGACCAAGACCTTCATGGTACTTAGCATACCGTGACTTGTGTATGAATGCTTGGTAGTCGGTAGGTAGTTGGTTACTCATTTGGTTTCTCTTCCTCGGTTATCTTTATCTTCTTTCAACCAAACTAGACGGTCAATGTCGGCTCGACTTAATCCAATGTCGTACAACTCACGATCCGTTAAGGTGTTAAGTTGTTTGATAGCCTTACGGTGGTCACGCCATGTAGCTAGGTAGTTTACGTATCTCCAGAACCAAGTCATTTGTCATTCTCCTCTTTTAGTTTATCTAGCTCAACCTTACCTGCTTCTGTCAAGTGAGCAAACCCCAAGGTCCACTTAATGAGGCCTTCTTGAAGTAAGTCGCAGTACTGTGCGTAGTGAGGCTTATGGTTTATAGGTTTTGATGCCATAGAGAGTAACTTTTCTCTACTTAGGTTAGTCATTTATACTCTCCTTTATCAAAGGTATCTTCATAAGACTTGACAACTGAAGCCTTAGTCTTCCAGTAGTACCTACAGTCTTCTCCCTCTTCCTTCAAAGCATAAAAGTAAGACTGTCTGAACTCACTAGGTTTAGTGCCACTTAGTTCATTACGATAACATGTCTCAGCTAAGGGGCATGCGGCACTACCACACATTGATATATCAGGCATTTGGGTAACTCCTTTAGGTTTGTGATAGGAACACCTTCAGTGTCCTGCCGTTGTCCTGTAGGCTGAACTCTATCGTCCTCACAGTGTGGTTCGTGTAGCTCCTACCGTTGTGGTCAATGACCTCGAAGCGAGTTACGTATGGGGGCTCTTCATCTGACATGTCATGGATGTCTTGTAAGGTAATCATTCGTGTACTCCTTTTTGTCTATCTATGACGCACAAGGCACCGTTATGTTTCATTTAAGGATCATATTTAACGGTTGTCACCACTACCCTTGAGTACACCACGTTCCTTACGGCTACCTAGTTTCTCAAGGTTCAAGTCAGCTACCTCCTCCAGACTGTAGCCAATGTCATTGCAGATGTTAGTCAGGTACCACAAGACATCACCTAACTCCTTAGCTACTTCATGGCGGTGGAATACCCCATCACGTATTTGCTTCTTGACCTTCTCAGCTACCTCCCCAGCCTCCCCACATAGGCCTAAGGTAGGGTAGAGAACCTTGTGTGTTGCAGGGTAGATTGCGAAGCTTACAGCCTTACTTTGGTACTCTTTGAAGTTCATTCTTCTATCCTTTTCCATTCTTCCATCTCAGCATCTAGATTAAAGTAGTCATCTAAGTCAAGTAGATTCTCATCCATTAGGAACTGTACTACAAGTAGCTCTGATATTTCATTCTGCTCAAGCAATAGGGTTAAGCCGTAGTTCTCCACGAGGGCACGAAGTTTACTATCTAAATCAAACATTGTTAGTCACCCCCATCAGTTCATATCCCAACTATAGTTTAGGACGATGGGATCAATGGACTTATCGAAGTACTTAACCATACGGTAGGCACTATCGAAGTCCTCCAGTACAATCTCCTCTTCACCCATGGTACCGTCATCATACTCGACAAGACATAGGTTGTAACAACCATCATCATCCTCTGTTAGGTAGGGTCCTCTGAGTACCCTGTGTAGTTTAAGCTTCACTTCTTCTTCTCCCTTAACCACTCAATGGGTATTGTTTCTTTGGCATATTGGTACCCATTCTTGTCACACCAATCACCATACGTTGTCTTCGAACCCTTGTACAACTTAGCCTTAGGATTGCTGAAAACGAAACGAATGTCAAGCTCTGGATGCTGTGCTTTGACAAATAAATGTTTGGTTCTATCTGAATGGATGAACCTACCCTTTGTTTCAATGATGATACCGTTGCTTAGTACAAAGTCAGGGGTGTATTTCTTCATACGTAAGTCTTGCCAGCTAATCTTGATCTCCTCGTACTGGAACTTAACCTTACGTTTGTTGAGGAAGTCAGCTGTTCTCTTCTCTAGGCCTGATCTAAAACGCATTTAGGTGGCTCCCATATCTGTCCTACATGACGACGTAACCACAGTAGCCTAGCATTCTCAATGACACGAGCCTCATCACCACTGTAGGCATGGAGGCATTCAAGGTACATATCTTCGTCACTGTGAACATCAAGGAGTATCTTCTCAGCCTTCTTAGGACCAATACCATACAGACCGACGATGTTATCAGCTGTGTCACCTGTAAGGATTTGGGTGTAGAAGAACTTAGAACCCTCACGTTCTGACATTGTTGTCATCTTACGACGGGTTGGGTTGAAGTGGTGACAAGGTAACTGAAGCATGTCCTTGTCAATAGATATGATAGTTGTGTCAGGTCCTTGATCGGTAGCCCATATACCTAACAGGTCGTCAGCCTCCTCATCCACTGACACAATAGCAGCCCAGTTATCTATCATGTGTTGACGGATAGCTTGGAGGTGTTGAGGCTTAGCTGTGTCCTTACGGTTACCCTTGTATGGGTGAGTGATAGCATAGTCGAACCTGAAGTTACCCTTACCTGTAAGGAAGACTTGGTAACCCTCAGGGTCTAACTCCCACATCACCTCCTCTAGGGCCTCCTCCATGATACTGTCCAGCTTATCAAGAGCATCCTCAACTGGGTCATTCTCGCAGGAGAAGGCTGCACGGTAGGCGAAGATGTCCCCGTCAACGAGAACCTTAACCATGGATTAGTACCCCCTTAGAAGATGACCTCTTGTAACGTGTCTGGAAGTAGTCCTCACCTAGTACCTCACTTGAGATCTTAGCTATCTCAGATGGGTTAACCCCAGATAGGTCAGCGATGGTACGAAGCTTAACGTTCTCATCTAGGTATGCCTTAGCTATAGCTAGGCGTTGGTCGAGAGTAATCTTATTCATTCGGTTTCTCCTTTATTAAACTTACGTAGCCTCTTGTTGTAGGCTCGTTTGATCTTCTTTAGCTGACCAGCCTTCCAGTTGAAGAACTTACGTGCTTTAGTTAGCCCCTCGTATTCATCACCACCCTTCATTGGTATTCGTTTACTCATTCATCAAGGCCTCCCATGCTACTGGGAACAGTGGTTTCATAGCATCATTGATTTGATCTGCAACGATACGTGTCTCATACTGTGTGTCACTGGCACATCGTAGCTTACACATAGCAGCAAAGGCATCTAGGCTACCTGACCAGTACCATTCAGTCATAAGAGACTGCGGTAGTACCATACGAGCTTGCTCAGGTGCTACTCCTTGTGAGAGCAACCTTTTGTACTCCTCACAAGCTATAAAGTCATAGCTGGAGTAATACCCATCACGTTCAATCTCGTACAGGTCAATATCCACAACCTCACCAGAACTCCCTTGCTTAACATCCTCAGCCCTACCTCGCCATACATCAGGTGTATAGAACTCAGGCTCATCATCAACGTAACGACGGCTGATCTCATTCCAACGTAGGAACTTATGCTTGACTAGCTGACGAGCTACAAAGATAGGGGCCTTGACGTGGAAGGATGCAAAGGCATGACCAAAGGGGCTGATGTGTTTATGCTTGGCGAGGTACTTGATTAGCTTGGTGTCACCGTTACTCATGTCATAGGTGCCAAGCACCATGTCAGTGCATACCAGCTTGGACTTCTTACCGAAGCTAACCCGTGCTGCGTTAACTACCGAGAGGTCACTACCCATGTGGTCAATGTATGTGGCTGCTATCATTTTGTGTTACCTCTTTTGTAAAAAGATGGCGAGACCATTACAGTCCCGCCCTTGGTGTTAGTTACCAACGGTCATCCGTTGATGCCGTCTCTTCGTAAGGTACATGCTCGATGATACCTAGTTTCTCTAGTCGTACTGAGGCTGTTGCCCCTTCACCGTAGATGGAAAGTTTAACCTTAGCCTTGGTACCATTACCTAGTGCACCATCCTCAACGAAGTCCCATGTTGTATTGGTTGTACCCTTAGTTACAGCTGGGGCACCACCGAAGTCTTCGATACCTGATGGGTGGATGTTAGGACGTTTAAGCTTCATGCCGATACGATCATTAGCAGCTGGGATAGGCTTGATCATTTGGTTACCCATAGCTACCTCAGGGAAGCCCATTGCTACCATACGGTTAACCTCGTCACTGTCCTTAGGTACAAACATCACGTTGTACTGACCTTGTGTCTTCTCATGGAACTCACTGTCGTCCATGTTGTCATTGAATACACGGGCGTAGAATAGTTCACCTTCGAATACACCGTATTTAGATTTAGCCATGCTTAGTCTCCTTTGTTGCATGTTAGAGTATTAGTAATAAAGATTGTTAACTGTACTGTCAAGACAAAAACGACAGGGAAAGCTAAAGTAATGTATGGTAGCATTAGTGCGTGTCCTTCCAGTTGCGCCCGATGTCGGTTGACCCAGCTAATGGGCAGACCATATCGAACTTAACGCCTACGTCAACAAAAGATTGTCGTTGTATCTCACCTAATTTCTCAGCTGTTGCAAGAGTACCACACACCTCAGTCTGCCACTCATCATGAGGCCATGTGACTAGCTTGAAGTCGATACCCATCTGCTTAGCTTGACGTACCCACTGTAGTGCTGAGTGCTTCATGATGACTGACTCACCATTCTGTAGCATACCAGCCAAGGTCTTATGCTCGGAGGGTACGATAACCTTACGTCCATCTAAGCCCTTGAACCAACCTCGTTTAGCTATGTGGGGTATGACTTTCTTCTTGAGGGTAGCTAAGCCTTCGATAGATTGAGTGAAGTTCTCGACAGCTTGGCCTGCCTCACGTTGGTTGACACCTAGTATCTGGGAAATCTTAGCTGTACCAGCCCCAAGTAGGAAGGCATAGATGAATGTCTTAGCATCATCACGTGTGACGTGAGAGATACCTAGTGCTTTCTTGTTGAGGTTATGGATGTCAGTCTCATCCTCTTTCTTTCCTGACACAATAGCATGTACGTACTCCTCCGACTGCATGATATGGGCCAGCACACGTAGCTGGATACCTTCTGCGTCAGTACCTACTAGGTAGTTGCCATCCTCTACCTTCCATAGCTCCCTGAACTGACCGTCATACCGTGCCTTAACTTCTTCTACTGGGGTACTGGGTGTACCGTGAAAGGCTGAGGGTATGTTAGCTTGGTTAGGTGCTGAGTGAGCCATACGTCCTGTCCATGCACCGATGTGACTGAACCTACCGTGGATACGTTTGTCCTCACCACAGTGCCCTAGCCACTCAACCAGTGACGACCGACGACCTTCAAGTGTCAACCACTCAGCTAACCTCTTGCCGCCCTCAGGGGCTGTGTCAGGGAGTGTGTTAAGGTTTGTCTCAGATAGGGTCCAGCCGTACCTTGCGAACTTATCGCCACGATCTTTGTTGATGTCTTTGTTCACGGTCATATCCTATGTGTCCTTTTGTTTTCTCTACTGGTGTCCATCCTGCTTCCCAAAGTCTGTCGATACGCATCTTAGGGGAGGATGGTTTGAACTCTATCCAATCGTAGCACACTAGGTCAGGTGGATTGTATGACCAATCAACTCTTGTCTGAGGGTACTTCTCTTGTGCCTTGGTTACGTTACTCATTAGCTCACCGTCTTTCTTACGACGGTACTTGATACGGTTAACCTCCTGCAGCTGAGGTGGGAAGTCAACTTGAAAGCCATCCTCTAAGTCGAACATACGTAGCTCAACCTCATCAAGTAATGTCTCAGCCTTAGCATCATCGAAGGAGAAGCCATGTGCTGTCATCTCTTCACATAGTATCTGTATGTCATGCTCACAACGGATAGCATCTTGCCACTCAGGGTCAACTATAACCTTCTTGAACCTCTTATATAGTTGTACAGTTACCTCAACATCCTGATGACAGTAGTCGATCATCTCCTGTGTTAGTACCTCGAACTGATCGAAGCCAATCTTGAACTCACCGAGGCGTTGACCCCATGCCTTGAGGCTGTGACCCTTACCGTCTAGGGTGTAATCAATAAGGCGACTGAGAATAAGAGTGTCACTAACCATAGTAGGACATATGCAACCCTTTCTGACCAGTCTGTTGATAACAGGTACATCAAACCCAATCCCATTGTGGAACACAAGAGTATCAACTGTGCTGATGAATGTAACAAAACGTTCCTCCTCTTCCTCTACGTGTGATACATTAAGGAACTCATATGTTTCCCCTGTGTCAACATCCTGTGCGCAGATGACATGGATACGGGTAGCATCTAGT